CAGGTGATATTGTAGCGTTCATTTATCGATTTGAAGATTATGCATTAAATACTAACTATCAAATTGGTGTAAAAACATATGAAGATAACGAAACAGATGATATTGTTCGTAAATCTACAATGATTTGTGATGGCAAGCCTGTCGATACAAATTCTTTGGTTAAATTGGCTAAGAAAGCATAGGTGTAATTTATGTTGACGGTAGAAGATGTAAAACTTTATTTACGAATCGATGAAGATATTACAGAAGATGATATGTTTATCGATGAATCTATCTCTGCTGCTGTCACGTATATTGAGCAAATGACTGGGAAACCATATATTGACGAGCCACTATACCGTAGAGCCGTTCAATATATGGTTGCTCATTGGTACGAAAATCGTGAGGCAACTTCCTCAAAAACATTTGTTCATGATTTACCATTCACGCTAGCTCCTATAATTCGTCATATTGCACTATCTAAAAATTATCCTAAAGAGGTGACAGAGAATGCTTAATATAGACGGAATCGGAAGATTAACGAAACGAATTGAAGTATTGGCATATCAAGATATTGAGAGCAATGGAATTACTAAGCAAAAATTAGTAAGGCTAATTCCAAATAGAATTTGGGCACGTATTGAACCATTACGTGGCAGACAATATCTGGAAATGTATAAAGAAAAAGTAGACGAATTATATAAGATTACAATCAGATATAGAAGTGGAATAACTGATGGTGTATTAATCAGATATAAGGATGTAGTCTATAAAGTTAAAACTGTAATTGATCCATATGAAGAGCATACAAAATTAGAATTGATGTGTCATATCTATAAACGAGGGAAATAATGGATATAAAAACTTTTATGGGGAGATTGGACTCATACATTAAAGAGTATCCATTAGAGGCGGAAAAAGCTATGCGGAAAGAAGCTAAGCGAATGAAAAAGGAATTAGTTAGCGCATCACCTGTTGGTAAAGGTAGAAAACGCAAAATTTCCAAGAGTTGGAAAATGGCAATCAATGGTAATAGTAGCAGTACGTTAGAAGCAACATTGCGAAATACATCACCTCATTTTCATTTAGTTGAACGTGGGCATGTGATGAAAACTATGCATGGGAAAATTAAAGGATTCAAACAGGGGACATTTTTCTTTAAACGAACAGTTGAAAAGAATCGTAATGACATAAGAGAAGCTGTTGGTGGACACATGTTTAAAAAGCTGAGGAAGAAGTTAAAGAATGGCTAACCGATTATCACAAGTGGCAATATGGAAAGCTGTGGCAAAGAAACTACATGACGAATATAAATGCACGGTATATAGTGACGAGGTTTTAGAAGAGTTCACTATGCCGTGCTTTTTTGTAAAGCTTTTAATGAGTTCAGAGATGCAAACAAAGAACTTTATTAAAAGAAATGTAACTATCATTGCTACATATTTCCCTAGCAATGAAGATAAGGATGAAGAACACTATTTAACAGTGTTTGATAAATTTTTAATACTGTTTCAAATGGGATTTCCTGTTGGTGATCGTTATTTACATGTGGATGATATTCAGCAAGATAGAGTAGGAGAGGAAGATGATATCTTACAAATCACAATGGATATTACATTTATGGATACAACAGGACGAATTGAAAAAATGAAAGAAGAAGGCATCATGATGGGTGATGTCTCATTAACAGTAGAAGTGGAGGATAAATAATGGCTAAATTAGGAATGCCTACAGTTGTAGTTAAATTTATTGAAGCTGGTATTGAAGCCATTCAACGTTCCCAACGTGGGATTGTTGCATTGATTTTAGAAGATACAAAGCAAGTAATTGATAAACTAGCAACAAAAACTAATGGACACGAAGTACTACCAAATCCATTCTTGGTATATACAGTAGATGATATTCCAGAAGAACTATCTGATAAAAATAAGGATTACATCTTAAAAGCCTTAAAAGGCTACAACAAACCACCTTTGAAAGTTGTTGTATATATGATGCAACAAGGTGGAGATAAAGCTGGTGCAGATAGATTCCAAGAACCATTAAAAGCAATGCTTACAGAACGTTTTGATTATTTAGCAATTCCGACAATTGAAACTGCTCAATTAGAGTATGTTGCAACGTGGGTGAAAACAGCACGTGAGAATAAATTCAAAAAAATTAAGGTGGTATTGCCGGGTTCTAATGCAGATTACGAAGGTGTAATTAATTTTGGTAACACTAAGGTTGTTACAGCAGATCGTGAGTATAAAGCAGCAGAATATACCGCACGCATTGCAGGTCTTGTTGCAGGCACAAATATGACACAAAGTGCTACATATGCACCATTAACAGAAGTCATTGATTGTGACCGTCATACTCAAGATGAGATGGATACAATGGTAAATGAAGGTAAATTCTTTATTTGGTATGATGGCGAAAAGTTTAAAATGAGTCGTGCCATGAACTCTTTGGTAACAACAAGCCAAGGAAAACTAGAAGGATATCAAACAATTAAAATTGTAGACATTATGGATATGATTTATGACGATATCAGAAAAACCGCACAAGATTCTTACATTGGTAAATATACAAATGATTACGAGAACAAATGTTTGCTGATTAGTGCAATTCTAGGTTATTTCAAACAATTGGAAAATGAACGATTGTTACAAAAAGATTACTCTACATGTGAAATTGATTGTGAAGCAGTTCGAACATACCAATTATCCCATGGCTTATTCACAAAAGAAGAATTAGCAAAAATGAGTGATGATGAAGTTAAAAAATTGGATACTAAGAAAATTGTATTCTTAAAAGCAAAAGTAAGACCGCTTGATGCAATGGAAGATATCCAATTACCAATTAATATTTAATAGGAGGAACACATGGAGAATTTTGCAGCGCAACAGGTAATGACAGGCTCTCATGGGCAAGTATGGTTAGATGGTTCTTTGGTGTCACAAGCTACCGCAGTTAAAGCTACAATTAAATTAAGCAAAGAAGAAGTTAAAAAAGCCAAAACAATGAGTAAACAATATAAATATGTTGGTTATGAAGGTACAGGCAGTTTAACTATGAACAAAGTATCTTCTTTGATGATTAGTAAAATGGCTGAAAATCTAAAAAAAGGTAAAGCTACTGTGTGCCAATTGGTAATTCAATTAGATGATCCTGATGCAAAAGGTGTAGAAACTGTAACGTTGTATGATGTTACATTCGATTCTTTAGACCTTGCAAACTGGAAAGTAGGCGCACTTGTAGAAGAATCTGTAGACTTTACATTTACAGAGTTTGACGTGATTGATAAAGTGGAGGACTAATAGATGAGCAATATCATTGATAAATTAATGGAAAAAGACTTAGATACATTGAAAGAGGTATCTAAAAAAGACTTAGAAATTACTCGATTATCTGAGGTTTTTAATGAACCATTTACTGTAACTGTAAAAGAAATTAGTTACAAACGTATTGCAGACCTTCGCATGTTGGCTACTGAAGACGGTAATGCTGATGAAAGTCAATTTTTACAGTTTGTCATAACTGAAGGTATTGTTTCTCCAGACTTCGGAGCTAAAGAATTATTACAAAAATTTCAAGTACCATCTAAACAGGCATTGTTTACAAAGTTATTTAAAGCCGGTGAATTAGAGTTAATTGCACGTGAAGTATTAGCTCTATCTGGATATGGCGATAAAGCTATTAAAAAAGTAATTAATGAAGTAAAAAACTAATATATTCCGATGGTGATGTAAATCTTGCCTATTACATGTATGTCAATCATGATGTAATGCCATCGGAATTTCATAAAATGGGGCACGGAGAACGTATAGTCCTCCGTGCTTTTATGATGCAAGAAATTAAGGACAGAAAGGAGGCGAATAAAAATGAGTGAAGTAATTGATTTGGTGATGCGATTACATGATGGTGTAACATCCGTATTATCTGGAATTAATTCACAAATGGCTACAACTGCTAATATGGCAGATAGGCAAGGTAGAAATCTACAAAATATAGGTAGAGGTATTAGTGGAATTGGTAACGCCTTGATGCCTGTATCTGCTGCTATTGTTGGCATGGGTGCCGCCTCTGTTAAAGCCTTTGTAGGATTTGACTCTGCAGTAACTTCTGCAGGTGCAAAAGCAGGTGCAACGCATGATGAAATGCTTAAATTAAGAGATGTTGCAAAACAGTTAGGGGCAGACTTCCCGATAAGTGCAACACAAGCGGCGGAGGCTATGGATGGTTTAGCTGCAAGTGGTATGAATGCTAGTCAAATTATGAGCTCATTACCATCAATTGTAGAAGCATCTGTTGCATCTGGTGAAAATTTAGAAACAACAGCAGGGATTGTATCGGGTGCATTAAATACATGGGGATTACAAGAAGGTAATGTGGCCGAGAATGCAACACGAATGGCCGATGTAATTCAAATGGCTGCAAACAAATCACGTTTAGATATGGTTGGGTTTGGCAATGCAATCCAATATGCAGGTGCTCCAGCGGCTGCATTAGGAATCTCGGTAGAAGAGCTATCTACATCATTAGCTATAATGAGTAATAACAATATTGAGGCATCAACGAGTGGCCGTGCATTACGAATGATGTTAAGTAGATTAATAGACCCTCCAAAAGAAGCTGCAGATGCATTACAAAAGTTAGGGATTGCTACTACAGATTCACAAGGCAAATTTATTGGTCTTGGTAAAGTGTATGATCAATTGCGAACTAAAATGCAAGGGCTAACTGAAGCTGAAAAATTTAAATTAGCAGGTGACATTGCGGGTACAGAATCCACATCTGCATTACTTGCCGTATTGAATACTACAAAAGAAGCATACGATGATATGCGTAGTTCAATGGATTCTGCAACAGGCTCATCTAAAGCACAAGCAGATATAATGAAGAAAACATTGCTTGGGTCATTCAAGGATTTAGAAAGTAAAGTAGAGGCGTTAGCTATTAGCTTTGCTGATGTATTGCAGCCTAGGGTACAGAAGGTGGCTGACACAATCGGTAATCTAGCTAAATACTTTACTAATTTAAGTCCAGCCATTAAAAATACTGCAATTGATGTAGGCCTTAGTATTGTAGGCTTTACTGCTTTTGCAAAAATATTAGGGCCTATTACAAGTGGTATAGGTTCCTTGATGCGGACATATGCAAATGTTGGGAAAGTATTAAGAGGGCAAAGCATTAATAATAAGCTGTTAGAAGTATCAGTAAAAGGGATTGCAAGAGCCTTTAGTAGTATTGGTAGCGTAGCTATGAGAGTATTGCCTATTATAGGTAGATTAATACCATTGGTATTTACTGGTCCTGTAGGGATTGCGATAGGGGTAATTGCTTTATTAGGTTTAGCAATTTATAAAAACTTTGATAAAGTAAAACCAGTGCTAGAAGGTATAGGACAATCGTTTATAGGGTTTGTAGGCATCATAAAAGGTGCAGTTAGTCGAATTGTTACAGCTTTACAGCCAATAGTCTCAAAAGTAGCTGGTGCATTTGGAAAACTAATCAGCCAAGTGGCCGCATCGTTTGGTAGAATTTACCAGTTAATGTCTCCATTCTTAAATGTTATTTTTACTGTTGTAAGTAAGGTAGCTAAAGTATTGATTGGTGGACCGCTTGCAGTAGCATTAGGGGCATTAGTAGTTGGGTTCAATGTAGCTATTGCAGGAATTACAGGGATACTTACTTTTGCATTAACTGTAGTTGAAGGTGTCGTAAACGGAATTACAACTGTATTAAGTGGTATTACAGATTTTCTTGTAGGCGTATTTACAGGGAATTGGAGCATGGCATGGAATGGTATTGTTCAAATCTTTGAGGGAATTGTCATGCCAATCCAAAGTATATTTGATGGAGTTATTGCAGGTATTAAAGCATCAATTAATAGTTTGATTTCTGCGGTCAACGGCATTTCAGTAGATATTCCAGACTGGGTACCGGGTGTTGGTGGTTCACACTTTGGCCCATTAAATATCCCTTTGCTATATTCTGGTACTGATAACTGGAAAGGTGGCCCTGCCATGATTCATGATCGTGGGGCTGAAATAGTAAACTTACCAAGTGGCGCACAAGTAATTCCTCATGCACAATCATTAAATACTGCATATAATCAAGGGAAACGTAGTTCGTCTGGTAATAGTATTAATGTAAATATAAATAATCTTAATGTTCGTAATGATGGGAAATCTGTAGAAGAATTAACATTTGAAATTGCAGAGCAAATTCATTACCAATTACAAAAACGTTCTATTAATAGAATGGAGGGAGCAGTATAATGTCATTTTTTGATGCAATTATGAGCTTCTTTGGAGGTAAAGGCATACCACAGGGATGTAAATTTACATTATCATGTACAGGGCAAAATATTATACTGCCAGTCACACCAGCTTCATTTAAGGTGGGGCGAACATACAACAATAGTACTTTAAATATTAATGCTATTGGTGAAATTAATATGTTAGGGAAAAGAGGCCTTCAGACATTATCATTTGAAGGCTTTTTTCCTGCACAAAAATATGAGTGGTCAGAAACAAATGAAACTAATCCTTATAATCTAGTAAGAAAAATTGATGGATTTGCTACAAGTGGTAAGCCATGTAAGATTTCAATTTCAAATACATCGATTTCTATGTACTGTACAATTGAGTCATTTAATCATGATGAGCATGATGGTACAAGTGATGTGTATTATGAGATGACACTCAAGGAATATAGATACATAAAACCAACATCAGAGATAAAAAATGATACTACAGGATTACATAGTAGAATCGCAGAAGCTCCAGAAGAGCAAGCAGTAACAGTATATCCACAAGAACATTTTATGGATACAGCTAATAAGGCAGTATCAAAAATAATGCCAATAGCTGAACAAGGTAAAAAGGCATTAAACATGTATAAGATGATGGTTAAAGCTGGTAAAAGTCCAATTGGCGCAGTTTTACAAGTATCTAAGCGGTCATTAAAAATGAATGGTAAGGAGTGGCCACTATGATTACACTAATAGAACATATTAATGAAAAGGATGAAAGAGTAGATATTACACATCTTATTTCTAAGTTCACATGGAGCGGTGATAGAGAAGAAGCTGCTAGAAAGTTAGAGTTTTCATATGCCTATAATCCTAAAGATATATCATTTCCAAATTATCTAATTGATTTAGGTGATCGTATTGAAGTAACAGTAGATAATGCAAAGATATTTACTGGGCGTGTATTCTTTAGAAAAAGAAATACAAATGACAATACATATGATATTACTTGCTATGATGGGATGATATATCTTGCAAAGTCTAAAGTAAGTTTAGTGTTTAATGCCACAAATGTAGTTGATGCTTTCAAGCGTGTATGTGGAGAGGTTGAAGTACCTGTTGGAACTTTGCCAGAAATATCTACAGTAGTAAATTTTGTAGCAGATAAGAAAACATGTACAGAAGTCTTTCAAATGCTATTTGAAAAAACAAAGGCAGATATTCAAAAAGATTACACAGCTATATTATTAGCGGACGGAATCAATTTAGTAGAAAAAGGAACAGTCATTGAGGAGTATATAGCTAGGGATACATACGATGTGATAAGCTCATCACATTCTGAATCAATTGAGGAAATGGTAAACAGAGTAAAAACTGTTGATGCTGTAGGTAATGTGATTCGGATAGATAATGAAGATGAATTAATTAAAAAGTATGGTATATTCCAAGATATTTACAAAAATCAGCCAGAACCAAAGGAAAAGAAAGCTACTAAAAAGAAAAAGCCTAGCACTATAAGTACACCTAAGAAACCAAAGTTCCCTGTTGATAATGCGGCAAAAGCCAAAGCAAAAATCAAAGGAATTAAAATGGAATCAAGTATTTCTGCAATAGGTAATATGCAGTGCATATCTGGGTATTCTGTAGTAATTGAAGAAGAACAACTAAAAGGAGTATTCTTCATTAAATCTGATACTCATACATTTGAGAATAATACACATACAATGGAGTTGAATTTAGAGTACATTAGAGAACCAGAGAAAGGAGAGGGTGAAAGTGCCGAAGAAAAATAATGATCCTTACGCAGGAATATTAGGCATCATGAGCAATGTGGGCGGAAACGCAGGCAAGCAAGCAATGCCGGGAATTGGTACGATAGTATCACCACCTCCAAATCTAGTTGTATCATTCAATGGAATGGAGTTAAACAGTAATTTTTTATGGGTTGATGAATATTGGTTACAAGGGCATTATAGGGAATCTAAAGGACATATCATTTCAGAAACACAACCAAGAGCAGGTGGTGGGGGATATGCTGAGTTTTCTAGCCATACTCATGAAATTCATAATGATTACACAAAGACCAGAATCATGACTGATACATGGCATATAGGCGATAAAGTAATGTTAATTCCGATAGTAGGTGATGATGAAAGTACAGCAGAGCAGTACTTTGTATATGGAAAATGTAGGAGGTTAGACGGCAATGAGTAATCCATTTATGAAAGGGAATACACCAAGTAGCATTGACGTAAATAAAAATCTACCACTATGCAAAGAGCTAGCTTGGGACTTTCAACGAGATACCTATCAATATGATAGAAATGGTAATCATAAATATGTAACAGGGAATGATGCAATAAAAGTATGGGTGTGGAAAACATTAAGAGTAGAGCGCTACCGTTATAGAGCATATTATGATGATTACGGTATTGAATTTGAACAATTCATTGGGAAAAAGCCTAATGATACACCTAGCCAATATGATCTATTTGAATATGTAAAGGATGCGTTATTAGTTAATCCATATATTATAAATGTAGATGCAGTAAATGTAATTCAAGAGCATAAAATAATTACACTGCAAATAGAGTTACAAACAATTTATGGACCAAATACGATAGGAGTTGAAGTATAATGCTAGAACCACAAAGTAAGCAAGATGTGCTAGGCCGGCTACTAGCAGATTTCAAAAAAATAGATAAAGCAGGATTGAGTACACATGAAGGTACATTTGTATTTGATACATTAAGCTCAAATGCAGTAGAGTTTGAAAAATCATATGCAGAAATGCAGTTAATACTTGATGCGGCATTTCCGCAAACTGCATGGGGAGAATATTTGACACGTCATGCGGAAGCTCATGGGGTATTTAGAAAGGAAGCAACACAAGCTAATGTAATATTAACCATAACAGGTACCGCTAATACGATCATACCTAAAGGAAGTTTATTCAGTACAGATAATGATGAAACATTTAGAACTTCTAAGGAGGTTAATATAGGCGATACTGGGAGTGCTAAAGTATTGGCATTATCTGAACAACTTGGGAAATCTTTGAATGTAGGGGCAAATACAATCACAGAAATAGTTGGGGGGATATATGGTGTTAGTACAGTTACAAATGAAGCGGCTGCTTATGATGGATATGATGAAGAGACTGATGCAGAACTTTTAGATAGGCTCCTATTAAAAGTTAGAAAGCCTGCAACCAGTGGCAATGTATATCATTATGAACAGTGGGCTCGATTAGTTAATGGTGTTTTTTTAGTTAAAGTAATTCCATTATGGAATGGTCCGGGAACAGTTAAGGTTATTATTATCAATAATGAACGTGAAAGTGCTAGTACAGAATTAATTGAAAAAGTTAAGGCTGTAATGGCTGAAAACGCACCAATTGGGGCAACTGTTACTGTAGTAACACCAACAATATTTGATATCAATATCGAACTAACAGTGACAAAGGGGAAAGCAGATATAGAGGCTGTTAAAAAGGTATTAAATGAGGAGTTTAAAAAGCAAATTTTTAATGGCACATATGTATCTTATGCTAATATTGGTAAAGCTATTTTAGCTAATAAAGAAACAGGGGTATTAGACTATCGTGACTTAAAAGTAAATAAAGGAATTACTAATATTGACATTACAAATGAACAATTACCAACAATTAAAGAGGTGATCGTGCATGAGTGATTTTATTAGATGGAAAGAGGTAGATATACTTACGTATCTGCCTCTTTTTATTGCAAAAGATTTAGAGTTTAAAGCAATAAGTGATGCAGATAGTAGAGAGCATGAACGCATTAGATTATTGTTAATTGAACTATTAAAACAAGATAATATTCAATCTGCAACTTATGCATTATCGAAATGGGAAGAGTTTGTTGGAATAAGCGCTAGAAGTGATAGCTTACATAATAGACGGAGCCGTGTAATTGCAAAGTTAAATAATACTGATAGTAGCACTAAAGAGTTTCTAGAAGCCGTGGCCAATAACTTTGTATCAGATGAGTCTGCAGTAATAATTCCAAAGAATGAAAGCTATACTATGGAATTGAAGTTTACAAAAGACATGTGTGAAGATACCCATGGTTTACAGCAAACCATTGATGAGTTTAAGCCAGCACATATTGGTTATGAAGTTTGGGAAGAACAATTACTTGAACAAAAATTGATTGTTTCAGGGCTAGTTGTGGCAGAAGAAGAAACACAAATTAGTATGAGTAAATTGTTAAGCGATATTGAAATCGAGCACAATCTCTATTATGGAAGTGCAATTGGTTATGAAGAAGTAATTGAAATAGGAGGATAATATGGCACAGTTTCCGGGACTTAGTTTAACCCTACAAGGGAATAAAATGATTTTAAAATCAGCAACAGGGAGAGCTGATGATAGATTGATCATTACAAAGGCAGTAATAGGAGATGGACAATTAACAAAAAGTATTGATAGCTTAACATCTCTTGTTGAGCCTAAATTAGAAATTGGATTAAGTAATATCAAAGAAGTAACAAATGGGCAAATGCAGTTACAATTTAACTTTGATAATAAAAAAGTTGAAACAGGCTTTTATTGGAGAGAAGTTGGTATATATGGAAAGACCGGTGACAGTGGGCAAGAAAAGCTGATTGGATATTCTAACGCTAGTGGATTAACCTCTTATATTCCAGATAAAACAAATGCAATTCCAATGCAACGCCTATTAGTTGCTTTAGGGGTAGGAGACAATCCTAATGTAAAGGGACTTGTTGATTTATCTACGGCTGTTACTAGGGAACAACTAGACGAATCTATTAAAGCTCATAATTCCGCTACAAATGCGCATCAAGATGCATTTAATAAAAAGCTAGATATTACCTCTAACCAGTACGCTAAATTTATTGCTAAACACAATCAAGGACTACAAGTAACAAAAGGTGATAATTCACAAGAAATTATTAATTTTATTACAAATAACTACAACGATGGAGATACTAATAAAGTACTTAATCTAAGTACGCTTAAAAGTTTATTAGGACAAGGTGCTATCGTGGCATCTAAACTTGATGCTAATGCTGGGTTTGTTAAATTTGCTAATGGTTTCACTATCCAGTGGGGA